ATTCATATATAGTTTTGATATCAGAAATTTTAACATTATTTTTTTTAATAAAAGATTTTATAATTTCCGTTTTCATTTATTAATATACATATAATAGAATTTAAATTTAATCATTAAATTTATTTAATTATTTATAAAATAAATAAAATTATTTATAATAAGCAATTTTACTGATAATCTATTTCTAATCTTGTAGTTATTCTTTTACTATTAATAAATATAGGGAATTGATTATTATTTATAGTATTTTCTTGTATAGATGATATAGTTGAAGTTCCAAAAGGAATAGTTATTAATATAGTAGTAATATTTGAAGATATAGTAGTATTTGATACTAAAATTGTTACATTATTCATAAATTTAACAAAATTTAATGTGTTTGCTTGAGTAGAGGTTGTTGTCATATTAGATATAATCAATTCATCGAATGAAGAAATATAAACAGGTTGATTTATAATTAATGAAACTGAAACTAATACTCTTCCTACTCTTGTTATAGAAACTGTGCCATATACAATATCATTATCTAATGTCAATATTTTATCGGGAGTTTTAAATTCTAATGATAGTTTATCCAATGAAGGAATAGGAATATTAAAATAAAAAATACTTTCTGATTTTCCTATTTCACTACATGAATTTCTAGTATTAAATGTAGCAGGGATTATAGTTCCTCCTCTATTTAATTCTCTATTATTTGTTGCTTCAAAAAATGTTTGTGTTTTATCTCGTGTAATTTCATATTCAAAGTGATATTTTTGATTATTAACAAGACTATATTGTGACTCAAATTCTATTATATTTACATATAATCTATTAAAGTTATTTAATGCACCAACCGTATTAGGAAATTTAAAAGGAAACATTTTTATAGCCATAATATTTTTAATTCTGGATGTTGATGTTGCAGTTGTATTTGGGTCATAATTAGTTCCGTATGTTGAAACATACCATTTCATTTTTGTTAAATCGCCATCTCTATATCTATATCTACTATCTAAATATAAATAACCCTTTTTAATTAAAGATTTTGGATTTATAGTTAGTCTTAGCATATTTGGATTTTCTAATAATTCTTGTAGTGAAAATTCATTTGCAATTTCTACTGAATTATGTTCTGGAATATTGCCCATATCCATATATAAATATTCTTTAACATCCAAATTTTCTTTACTTGCAAACCTACGCGAAAAAAAGTGTTTAATAATATAAATTATATCATTTACCTTATGATTTTTAAGGGAATCCATATTTAACTTATCTATATGTTTTTTTATAACTGTAATTTGATTTTTAGGTATATTATATTTACTTAATTCATCAAGTAACATGAACATTATTATTTCTTTCTCCATTTTTCAAGTGTTTTTTAATAATATAGTAATATAATTTTATATTTTTTTTATTTGTTAATACTTGTTGTGTATCAATATTATATATAGGAAATTTATTTTTTAATTTAAAAGTTGTATCTAATATTATATTATTCTTTTCTACTGTATTTTTATTAAGCAAAAAATTATATATAGTCAAATAATCGCCTTCATAATAATAAAAATAACATATTTGTTTTATTATATCAATATCTAATTTTTCTTGTACATTTGGTATATCTAGTTTTTCTTGTATATTTTGTATATCAAGTTTTTCTTGTATATCATTGTTTATTTTGCTTAATAATACTGTATATTTTATTTCTTGTTTGTGGTTCATAAACTTATGATATATATTTTGGAATATATTCTATATCTAACGTAATTATAAATCTTTTACTATTTAAATATACTAAAAATTCACCATTATTTATCCCCGTTAATCCAACACTTGAAGCATCTATATAATATGTAGCATCAGTTCCTAAAGTATTAGTTGAAATTATACTTGTTATTTGAAATACTTTATTATTAATATTATTAAGTATATTAGCTATTGCATTCGTATCTGAATTATCAGCATCTAAATTTGATATTATAATTTCATCATATAATGTAATATGTGGTATGTATGGAAATTTTAATCCAGTTCTAGTTCCTGTTATTATTGTAGCAGTTATATAATCATTATCAAATACTATATCATTAAATTTTAATGTTAATCTGTTCAGTTCTGCTATAGGGTCATTAAAATAAAATATACTTTGATTTTTTCCGGTTTCAGTAAGTGATATTTGTGTATATTTATTTATAATACTTGTTGTAAATTCCGGATATGCACTTCTATAACCTGTTGCCTCTGCATATGTTTTTTGTGTTGCATATGAATTATTAAATGTAAAATGAAATTTCTTATTTTGGTCACAATATGACTGATGATTTAATTCTAATAATTCTATATTTACTGGTTTATTATTATATAAGTTAGGCATAATGAATGGCTTCATTTTAATAGAAATTATATTTTTTAACAATGCAGTAGAAACAGCAGTATTACTAGAATCATAACTAGAATTTATAGAAGATATATTCCATGAAAATGTTTCTATAGAAAGTGGAACATTTAATACGGAAGGAATTATATTCTGGGTTCTTATTCTATTTTTACTATCTAATGTTAAATGTGCTATTTTAACTAGGTTTTCGGGATAAAAAATATTTTGTAATATTTGAGGATTTTTTATTAAATATGGAAGCGTTACTCTTTCTTTTGCTTTAAATTCAGTTACTAAATGCTCTGCAGAATTTCCCATTTCCATAAATAAGAATTCTTTTAAATCAATATCCTTTTTCATTTCATTCATCACTTCCATGAAAATAATAGATGCATTTATATTTTCTTTCATAATATTTGGTTCCGAAATGTTATTAGAAAAACTGCATTTCTTCATTTTATCTAAAGTTATTCTTGCTATTTTTTCTAAAACATTTCTATTACTTTTACCAAATTTTGATAATACAATATAAACTATTCTTTTCTTTTCTGAATCCATTTTTATATTAAATATCTATTTTATTTTTTATTTAAAATATGCTATTCAAATATTCTATATGAAATTCTATATAAAATATACTATTCAAAATATGATATTAAAATATTCTATTCAACCATATAATCAAGCTCTAATCTTAATTGTAATCTCTTGCTGTTTAGATAAACATCAAATACGCCATTATTTATACTGCTACTTAATATACCAGATGTATCATATTCAATATAATAATAGACTAGATTATCAACATTCACACCATCTATTTCTGTAATCATAAACTCAGTGTTAATATTATTTATTACTGTAGTTGCTGATACATCCGTTGTTGTTACTCCTGATAAAGATATTGTGTCATATAATGCTATATAAGGAGTTGATGCAAAAACTAATGCTGTTCTAGTTCCTCTATTTGTATATAATGTTGCTTTTAATGTATCAGCATCCATATTTAATACTTGAATTCCATTATTAAATTGCAAACTTAGAGTTGTTAATTCAGCTATGGGATATGTAAATTCAAATATAGATTTATTCTGTCCAACATCATCACAATATGCTTGTGTATAATATGTGCTTAAATCTGTTCCAGTTGAAGAAGGAATAAATCTATAACCTGTAGTTTGCGCTAAAGTAGGCTGACTTACATAAGTAATATTAAATTCGAAATGAAATCTATTATTTCCATACATAATATACGATTGATTGTTTAATTCTACCATATCAACATATATTCTATTGAAATTATATAAAGAACCATAAGTATTGGGAAATTTAAAAGGATATAATTTAATTGCTACTATATTTTTTAATCTTGATGTTGAAACTGCCGTTGTTCTTTCATCATAATTTGTTCCTGTAGTTGCAATATTCCATTTTAAAGTATTGCTATCTGTATTTCTTACTCTATACTTGCTATCTAAAAATAAATATGCTTTTTTAATTAATGAATTGGGATTAAATATGCTTTGCAATAGTTTTGGTTTATTAAGAAGAGATTCAACAGTTTCGCTTTCGACTTTTTTATCGACAACTGTATGTTCTGAATTAACTCCGATTTCTGTTTTTAGATATTCATGCATATCTAAATCCTTTTTCTCTATTATTTTTTTAGAAAATACTTCAGAAAATAAATTTACTAATTCATCAACGTTTTTATGCTTGAGTTTTTCATATGGAACATTTTGAATATTTTGTATTATAAATGTTTTGTCCGCATATGTTAGTAAATGTTTTTTAGACAAATTATTTATAACTTTGGTTTGTAATTCTTCATATACCATTTTAAAAATTGAATTTTATATAATATAAACAAAAGATAATTTAAATATAAAAATGTCAGGAAAACAAACGAGTGAGGAATATTACAATGAAGGACTGACCAAACTCAATGAAATGAATTGGCGAGTTTTTGATGGAATTAAATCAAAACCAGTTCATAATAAAATCACTAATATTGTTAATTTATTCCTACTTGAAAATATTAATACATTAAAAAATACATATGAAGTGGATAAATTTCCATCTAATGTGTATTATACATTAAATACTAAACTCAATACTAAAAAAACTAAATCAGTAAAAATTAAGGATAAGAAAGTTAAAGAAGAACCTAAAGAAGAAGTCAAAGTAGAAGTTGATGATAAAAAGAGATTGAAAAATATTTGCACTTTCAATGCATTTGTTAAAACAGCTCTTGGATTTATCATTAATAGAGTTCTTGATGAAACTTTATGCCTTCCTCTTAGCAGTATTGAAAATGAAAAGACTTTAATTAAATTTGTATTAGATATTAAGAATTATAAGAGTTCCCATGATAATTATTTACTTCCTCATATTCTATTTACTACAATTAGATATGGCGGATTAGTTAATAATAATGATTATGGGTTCAATAATCTAAGACAATTATATGAAGACCTATTTTCAGAGAATCCATTTGTAGCACATTTAATTACAAATGTTCTTAGAAAGTATCTGCAAATCTTGTCATATTATCTAGCTGTAGAATTATGGTATAACCAAAAGACTGTAAATCTTAAAATGCTAGAGAAATGTATGAAATTCTTAGATACAGGTCTGAGCTTCTATATTAAGAATGAATACAATACAGATACCGAATTCGTAATCGAGCCTAGTTTGAGAGATATGAATACATTTGTAAATATGTTAGTATTATCTGTTCCTAAGCAAAAGACCGAAAAAAAAGATGACGAAAGCAGTGATAGTGATGTTAGCAAAGAAATTGACAATTATAAAGATGACCCAGATGATGATTAAATCAATTCTATGAATTTATCATAAGCATTATTATAGTCTAATTTTATATTAAGATTTATTAAATCATCATATTTTATATTTTTTGTTTCATTATATTCATTATTAATGCAATCATAATAATAATGTAAATAATCATCATTAATAAAAAAGTCATTATTTAGAGTATTATCCCAACCAGTATAATTCATTAATGCTAATATGATATTATATTTTTTAATTTTGACAATTATATATTTATTAATATTTTCTCTATTTTCTGAATATCTATAAATATGACTATATCCATAATCTAAAACATCCATTTCAATATCTGTTTGTTCTTTTATTTTTTCATTAATATAAGAAATTTCATTTTCTTTGGCTTTTGATAAACATTCCTTTACTTTATCATTATCACAAAATAACCACACATAATTATTTATTGGTTTGCTATATATTAGCTTGTATAAATCTATATTTTCCATAAAAAATATAAATCTATATTTTTTATATTTATATAGAAAATTTAATAGCATTCATATAATTTTATAGAATAGAAATGGCATTTATGCAATGTTCTTTCAATTTCTTTTCTATGTTTAACAGTTAATGTCTTTATTAAACAGCAAGGAGTTATATCCCCACACGATTTTATATCAGAAATTTCTGATGAATTAGAATCTGAATCATCCGAATCATTGCAATCTGAATCATCCGAATCATCATTTATGATTTCTGGGGCATAATTATTTTTTTTGTAATTGTATAGGTCAAAAGTATTGTCTATTTCTAGCATTTTAAAGCCTACCAATATGCATTTATCATTTAATAAATCTATAGTTTCATCTTGAATTAGTTTATTATTTCTATATACTTTATAATTACCAAATATTCTAATTACAGTTAATGATTCGGGGATGTATTTTTTAAAATCGTTCATATCAGCACCGTCATCGATTTCATCCTGTATTTCTTCTTGTATGTCTTCTGGTATGAATTTCTTAACAAATTCTTCTTCAGTATAAATTCTACCATAATATAGCTGATTAATATCGCCGTAGAACAAGTTGTTTGAATCGTAGTTGATACTCATCTTTTATATAAATATGATTTTCAATTTTTATTTTTACTCATATTTATATTTAAACATATAATTATAGATATATAGTCATATGATGAAATAAAATTTCGCTTATTAGGGCAATAAGCAACTCATTAATAATGGGTTTATCGAAGTGACACAAATTAAATCGGTAGTTTTATATAGCCCATATTTAACACTGACAGATTATACTCTCTATAAATTAGATAAATATCTATTTGGATATTATTATTTCATACTTAATAATACCAAAAAAAGTAGAGAATATAAGCTATTTTTTTTTAATTGAAGAAATCAATCTATGAGTGTTTATTTTATTATCAAATTTATCACATAACAAAAATAAATCGTCCAAATATTTAAATACATATACATTTTTATAAATAGAAATAGAATATATAATTATTTTTTTATATTCTTCTTCATTTGTATGAATTTTTATAAGCATATTATTAGTAATATCATTAGCTAATATACATATATTTAAAAAATCATCAAAATTTTTACATGCAATATTACATATTAATATATCAACTGATTTTAATTTATCTATTACATTTAATCTAATACTTCTTATGTTGTTAATATCAAAGTAATTTTCTATAGATAAACAACCATTTATATTATTATTCTTTATTTCTTTGTTTATAATTTTATCACAACCATAATATTCTATTTTTTTATTATCTAATAATGATATTAGATACATATCATTTAATCCAACTTGATATATAATATTTTTCTTATAGAAGATATCTATAATTTCATTTGTAATATTGTTTATAGGATATTTATTTATAAACATACTCCATTCTGAAACATCAGTATTAAAGAAATACTCATTAATTAATGATATTTCAATACTAATATTTAAATTGTTTATCTCATATGTGAAATCTGCTTTATTTGGTTCTTTTGTATCTATAGTTGGTTTTGTATCTATAGTTGGTTTTGTTTCTATAGTTGGTTTGGTTTCTATAGTTGATTTGGTTTCTATAATTGGTTTGGTTTCTATTATATTATTTATAAATTTTCTAAAATCTATAAAAATAGCTGGTAATTTTTTAGTTTCTTTTTTTAATTTACGTATATTATCTTGGTATTCGTTCATTAGTTATTAATATGAATATGATTTATTATTTATTATAATTTACATAATGTTTTATTAAATATAATATTTAAAATGGGTGCTGCTTCAAGTACAACAACTACTAATACTGTTGATACTAAGGCAATTACTGATATATTGAATAAGAATACAGTAAGTTGTAAAACAAATGTTTCATTATCTCAGTTAATTGATGTAGAGGGTAGTGGTAATATATTAGAAGATATCACACAATCATCTGGGTTAACTCTAGATGCATCTTGTTATAATCAATCACAAACAATGAATGAAATACAATCTATAATGGAAAATAGCATGAGTAATAAAGTAGAAAAAATAGACCCTGCATTATTGTCAGCTGCAAATACTAATAAAACTAAATTAGAAAATGATATAAGACAAGAAATAAGGAATACCATAACAACAGAAAATATGACTAATATTATTAATGATGTGAATGCTTCACAAACTATTAAAGTTAGACAAAATGCAAATATATTAAAAAATATAACACAAGATTCTACATTAGGTATGGTAGCAAGTGCTGTTCAAGATGCTGTTAATTCTACAAAATCTGTGACAACTTTAACAAATCTGCAAAAAAATGATGCAAAACTTACAACAACTGACCCGATAAATGATGCTATTAAAGGAGTAATGGATGGAATTAATGGAATATTTTCATCTGCATCAACCACTATGATTTTCTTTGCTGTTATTCTTGCAATTGTTATTATTTTCGCAGGTCCTACTATATTAAGTGCATTTAAAGCATTAAATCCATTATCTGCAATATCATTCGGAGAAAGAAAGAATAAACAATCATTGCCTATGGAACAATATAATCAACAATATAATGACCAACTTAATTCACCATATGTTGATAATCAACAATCTCAACAGTATCAACAACAAGATATGGTTCCTTCTGCTCCTGAATATCAGTATGCACAAGAATTTTCCCAACAGTCTCAACCACCATTTAATCCTAACTTTAATTCTGCACAACCGCAAACATATATGCCTGAACAACAGCAATTTTAATAATTTTTAATAAGTTTAATAATAATATTCAATACAAATTTTTATAGTTTAATATACAAATGACTAGTAATATACTATTATTCATATTATTCGTAATATGTATTTATTTTTTAATTAATTTAATGATGAATACTAACAGAATGTTTGTTACATCTCCTAAAGATTCTCTTTTGAATATGTTATTATTTTCTTCTAATAGTAAAGAAGAAGATTTAAATATTGCTTCATTAGAAGAAAATGTAAGTGGAGGAGAAGGATTTGATAGATATGATGATGAAAAATTATATTTATTAAACCGTAATATTAATATCAATGATAGAGAAATTATAATAGATGGTAATAATTTATTATTTTATTTAAAAAAACTAGATTCCGATAAGCATGATTATGAATATTATTTAGATAAAGCTATAAAGTTTTGTGATAGATTTAATAGTGATGTTTATTTTGTTATTAAATTAAGTGATAAAGAAAAAATTTCAATGGAAAAAAAGATTAAAAATAAAAATTTAACAATCATTATTTCTAAAGGTTCTACTAAATCCAGAGATGATTATGCCGTAGTTAATGTTTGCAGTAAATTAAAAAATCCATTAGTATTAACAAGAGATAGATATAGAGATATTACACAAACAGTATTAGAAAAACCAGATTCATATGAAATTTATGGAAAAAATAAAAATATAATGAAAGAAAATAATGAATCTTACAATATCTTGGGAAAATGGACATTTAATGATTATATGGCAGGATTTTCATATAATGAAAGTCATCAAGGATTATATGAAATATTACCAGCAAAAAATTTATACAATTATGTTTATTTATTTAATTAGAATGTTTCCAAATATTCCAAATATTTCCAAATATTTTATGAATATGAAATATTTTTATGAAATATTTTTTTAATAATCATTTTCCACTCCAGCATCTTCGATTAAATCATCTATGTTTAATTTTTTAACTGTTTCATCTGAATATTCTTCAAATTTGCTATGTTCTCCAAATTCATTATCATTCATCTCATAACTAAATGGACGAGGGATTCTTCTAATACCAACATTGCAAGATTGAACTTCTTGACAGAATAATTTAGAAGACCAACTAGTAGGAATTGCTACAATATCTGCATTATCTTGACAATGCTTGCATTTATATATTTTTTCTTTATTATTTACAATTGCTGGTTTTCCACATCTACAGATATATTCAACATATCCATCTGAATGATTGAATAATTTCTCTCTAATAAACATAGAAGCTCCATGACTTTCTAATACCCAGCTTTCCATTTCTCCGATTCTTAAACCTCCTGCAGAAGCCATACCATCTAATGGTTGATGAGTTATAGCATCGGTTAATGCATTTCTTACTGAATATTCTGCATCTGCAACGAATTTTTGCAATCTTTGATAATAAACAGGACCGAAGAATATTAGAGTATCTATATATTCACCAGTAAAACCATTTATCATTCTTTCATAACCATATCTATTATATCCATAATTTTCTAGTTGTTGTGCATAAGATTCAATATCAATATCTTTAAATATAGTTCCATCGCAGAATCCACCTTTAATAGCAGAAACCTTTGAAACTAAAGCTTCAATTAATTGAGAACATGTCATACGTGATGGAATACCAAATGGATTAAATACTAAATCTGGTCTTATTCCGCTTTCTGTGCATAACATATCAGCTTCATTTAATTGCGCTGCACAAATTCCCTTTTGTCCTGCACGAGATGAATTACCAGTCCAGCAATATTTGCCATTTCTTCTGCACATAAATATATGATTATGCACAGTAGGACAATAAACCTTTCCTTTGTATTTTTTTATAGAAATATCTGATTTATTTACTGAATGTAATAAATTTTCTTCTACAATAGGTTTATTATTTTTATAAATTAAATGATATCCTGCTCTCATCGCAAGTTGTTGCATTAAATCCGGTTCATTCAAATCAGATTTAATAACTAAATTAAATAATATTTTACTATTTTCTTTATTAAGAGTTGTATTTATATACAATAAATAATTTTTTGGAATATTTTTTAAGTATTCGTAAATATCATCATTTATAGTTATAACATTTGTTGCTAAATTATAACTATATGTTAGCCATGCTCTTGATATTACTTCAGAAATTTTATTAGCATTATTGAATACAATAGAATTATTATGAATATTTCCGTATAAAATGTAATATCCTACAAATTCAACCCAATATTGCATAGGTATGCAATACGAACCATATATAAAGTTTGTGTTATCATGATATTCTATATTGAATTCTGTAGATAAATGATATACTTCTGGTAATTTAGATGCTTCTTGTAATTCATATTTTCCTTTATAATAATAATAGAATTTATGATTCATAGTTGTCATAATATCTATATTATCATTTGTTACACTATAGATGTCTTCATCTATATCATATACATTAATATTTTCTACATAATGCCATTCTACTTTATGCCTATCGGAATTTAAAGTAGCTATCATATCATTTTTATTTAGGTTTGAAATACATCTCCAACCAGTAGAAGTCAAAACATCATGGTCTGGTGTTAAACACATTTTATCACCAATAGCCAAAGGTCTAATTTTTCTATATCCTACTTTTGCAAATTTAGCACCATCCTCATTTTTATCAATAATAATATTTTGTATAATTGCCTGTTCGGATTCTTTATATACAATAGATTTATCGATATAAGTATATTTACTTCCTATATTTTGGCTTTTTGGAATCATAGTTACTTTTCCTATAATAACATCATTCTGTTTTAGTCTGGTTCCAATTGGAACTACACCTTCAGAAGATAATTTATTATAATTAGCATCTTTAATTCCTTCTGTAATACCAATATTAGGAATTCCTAATTCTTCTTTTTGGTCTAATTCTGTTTTCTCAAAATCAAATTTGCAACCATTGAATACTCCTCTTTCTACTGATGATTTGTTAAACAAAACCGAATCCTCTTGATTTGTTCCTGTATAACATGCAAAAGCAACCATTAAATTATTTCCATTAGGGAAAATATATTTATTTACAGCAGTTTTTACTAAAGGCATTTCATTAATATATTGCAAAAACGCTTCCTTATCAACCCTGAATGGCCAGTTACTCACATAATAACCGCATGTTTGTTTTGCTTGCGATGTTTGATATGTAATTCTTGTTGCTTGATTATGATTTCCAAAAGGAGCTGTTAATGCAGTAATTCCTAAAATTGCTTGTGGAATATCGCAATGTGTATATTCTTTTAAGTCATTATTTTTTTCTTCATATAATTTCTTTAAGCTTGGACAAATTAGAATGTTCTGTTGCTCTTCTGGAGTAATAAATTCTACTTTTTGTTCTCTTATTAAATGGTCAATCGTTTTTGTTTTTGAATATAACTCTGCTATATCTTGTTTTGTAATAGCAATTCCTTGATAAAATTCGCCTTCAACTTTAACAATTTCAGGGTCTCTTTTATTATTATAAACAATTGTTAATGGTCTTACCATTCTTCCAATATCTACGAAAAACAGGACTTCATTTTGTGAATTATCCCAATAAATAGTAGTATATGGATTTATTTTTAATTGTCTTCTTAACTTTCTATATTTATCAATTAATTTAATACTATCTCTAGTATATGCTATTAAATGTCCATTTACATATACTGGAGCCAAGTTATCTTTATAAATATCAGTTGGAGAAAGTGTTTCTTCCTTAATTACATCTTTATCTTCTAATATAATTCTTTTCAAAACTTCACTAGAAGATGAAGGAGCAATAGATGCAAATATAGCCATTTGTTTATTGATTCCTACTTTCTCACCTTCTGGTGGAGAATGCACAACGCAAATATAACCAAGAGCTGACATATGAACTCTTCTCATTTCTGCTGCTCTTTCTGATTGTTTGGCGCTATCTGCTGATGTGCTTGAAATTTGTCTCATTGTTGCAATAACATTTAACATATTTTTTCTATGTAAAAGTTGTGCCATAAGACGATTAGTAACCTTTCTAGATTTAATTTTCAAGTTAGATTTATTTCCTGCTACAATTGTTTGTACTACTAAACGTTCGAAATCTTCAGTATAAATAGCGCTCTTTACCATTGTTGCTAAATTAACTTGACTAAATGTAGTAGAGTTAAAAACTTTGCTAATTTGTTTCTTAATAGGCATTGCAATAGTTTGATTGAAAATTTGTTTAAATGTTTTCGCTATATTATCTCCTGCTGCATGAACTCGTTTAATTCTATAACTATCTCTGTCAGTTTGTGGAATGTATCCTAGATAAACCATAAATACTTTTCTAATCATCAACGCCAAGAATTTCATTTTATCTACTCTGTATTCGCTAGTCATACCAATATGAGGTAAGAAATGCAAATCAATAGTATTTAAAACATCAACTATAGCATTTTGATAATTTTCTGGATGATTTGGTAAATCCAAGTATTTATAGTTTTCTTCTGGGACTAAATCTACAATTTCGCGCAATGCATCGTTCTGGTCATAAATATCTCTGTAATTTTTAGAACCATATTTTACATTCATTGCAGCAATAATACTATTAAGTAAATTTTTATTTGCTTTACTATCATAATCATAAACAATCCAGTCCATGATTTCTTTATCATTAGTCCATCCCATAGCTCTGAATAATAAATAAAATGGAATTTTAACTTCCATTAATTTATCTCGGGAAATTTCTAATGTAAAAGTATCATCTGTATTAAAGATAAGGATACACATATCAGAGTTTTGCCAACCATCACCCGGTTTGGAAAGGAAATCACCACGAACTCTTGATTTTCCATAACCTTCATTAATATAAATCTTTAATTGATTAAATGTTGTGCTTTCTGTGCTATCAATAGCATAATCGTTTTTAGCAATAAAGTATCCACCTACATCATCTGGGTCTTCTTTCATTTGCATAAGGGCTTCTCTTGTCATATTTGATGTATGACATAAAAAGCTACCTTTGATAATAGGAATTTTTGCTATCTTTAATTCTGAAACGCTTGCTGTTCTTTTAATAGGGTCTCCATTTTTCAGATATGCTGTTGCTTCTACAGTAAAACTAATAAATAAAGGTCCGCTGTAAATCTTATCTTTTATAGAAGTTACCAATGGAAGCAAATATGTTTCGGTTCCTGTGCTATGCATTAATGTAGATGGAGGCAATATTTTTACATCTGTAAATTTAACTATTACTTCTACTCTTTCTATAGATTTATCTTCTTCTGTATTTGTTCTTCTATTTATAACGGTTTTATTAATTAAGAAACCATTAGTGATAATCTCCTTAATACCAGTAGATAAGAAATTATTAGCACTATTAATGTGGTGACCAATTAAACCATTTTTGTCGAGAAATGCGTCTCCTACTAAATACAAGTCATCAGGGACGATATCTTCAAAATTCTTAATAGTTAAAGGAATACTCTCATCCAAATCAGACATTTTTATATAGAAACCTTTTTGTGTTTATATAAAAATGGCGAAACTGTGTGTGATTTGTAATATATTATTTAATATTCAAATTTTGATATTCTTCTATTTTATTTAACACTGAAATAATAATCGTTTGCTTAAATTTGTATAGCAGTAATAATAATGAAATATAGGTATTTTTTATGTTTTTAAACGATGAATTATCCAATACGGAAATATCGAAATCTAAAATATATTGTGATATTATATCTAGTTTTTTCATATCTATATGTTCTACGAATCCCAGTAGATATTTACAAAATAATTCATCAATTTCTAGATATATATTATTTTCATTATTATCAGAGTTTATATGTTCTTCACATGATTTAATCGTATATTTAAAAATTAAGTTTAATAAATTAAAAATTTCTTCATAAATATGATTATCTAATATTAAATCATAATATTCTTCTGGTAATTTTAATTCACCCCTATTTTTTATTTCTAATGGCAATCTTAATTTAGACTGAATTTCTAATATTAAATCAAAATCTGATTGAATCATTTTATATTTTATAGTTAGTTATATTTTATAAGTATTTATAATTTTTTTATAACTAAAATATTATAAAATGAATACATAATATTTTATATAGTAAAATGGATTTAGATAGAGCTAAACATGAGGAAGAAAAAGTTAAATTATTAGAGAAAATGTTTAGTTGTGCTGAAACTCCAATTAAAGAATGGTTAGCAGAAATTAAAAATGTTGGTGTAGAAGAAATGTTTCCTGATTTTGTTGATGAAAATGATGTTTTCGGGTTTAATATGGATAATATACATTATAATGTATATTTAGTATCAATGGAATCAAATAAAACATTTATTGACCCTGAAATATTAAAAAATGAAGATGCTAAAAAAGCATGTGAATTTGTATTTAATGCTGTTATTATGGTTTATGAAAAAATAATAGAAAATTTACCAGAAATGAAGTGCTTTGGTTGTAAGTTTAATGATGAATTAATGGCATTTGAATTATTTAGATATAATATGGCTTATTTGCAATTCAATAAATATATAAGAAATATTATGTATTATGAAGATTTAATTAAAAATATGAAAGAAGAAGGCAAGACTGATACAATTGAAATATTAGAAAAGGAATTGGAAAAATGCAAGTTATTATATGAAAACTTTGATAGGTCAGAAATAGATAAAGAAGTTAATATATGCAAAGAAGAAAATAATAAGAAAAAACCATTACTACATATTGTTTTAGATGAAGATTTTGATAATGAATATTCTTATAATAGATTATTTACTGTTGGGCAACCTTATCATGACCCTGACGAAGAAACATTTATTGATAAGCTAAAAAAGAATAATTGATATTATAAAGAATAATTGATATTCTGAAGATGATAATAAAAAATGAATTAAGATTATAGTATTAAAAATATAACATAATGGCGAAATATAATTGTGAAAGATGTAAAAAAGAATTTACTCAAAAAATAAAATATAATTCTCATATGAAAAAACCTTGTGAAAATTCCATAGATGAGTTAGAATCCAAACTTAGTAAAATTACTATAAATGAAATTATAAAGCCAATTTTAAAATGGGTTGGAGGAAAAACACAAATAATAGATAATATTATAAAAGAATTTCCTTTAGAAATAAATAATTATCATGAAATATTTCTAGGTGGAGGTAGTGTTTTATTGGCTTTATTATCTTATGTAAAAATAGGTAATATAAAAATTAATGGGAAAATTTATGCTTATGATATAAATGAGCCATTAATTTATATGTATAAGAATATTCAATCAAATCATAATGAATTATATAATGAAATTCAGCTATTAATAGAAGATTTTAATTCTTGTGGTAATGGAGAACTAAATAGAAAACCAAAAAATATAGAAGAAGCTAAAACGTTAAATGAGAATTATTATTATTGGATTAGAAGCGAATATAATAAATCAGATTTTGACAGAAATTCTGTAAAAGGTTCTGCTATGTTTATATTTTTAAATAAAACATGTTTTAGAGGAGTTTTCAGAATCGGACCAAATGGATTTAATGTTCCTTATGGAAATTATAAGAAACCAGAAATTATTAATAAAGAACATTTAGAAAAAGTAAGTTCTATAATAAAAGATGTTGAATTCCAATGTTCTGATTTTAGAGAATCATTGAAACATATAGAAAAAAATGACTTTGTATATCTTGACCCACCATATGCTCCAGAAACTAATAATTCATTTGTTGGTTATACTAAAGATGGATTTAATATTCAAAGTCATAATGATTTATTTCAATTAATACATAAACTAACTGAAAAAAATATAAAAATAGTTCTAAGTAATTCTGATGTTGAATTAGTTCGTGAGAATTTCAAAGAAAAATATAATATAAAATCTATTATTTGTAAAAGGTCAATTAATTCTAAAACTCCCGATGCAAAAGTTAAAGAATTAATAATAACTATAAAATAGATAACTATAAAATAGATAACTATAAAATAGATAACTATAAAATAGATAACTATAAAATAGATAACTATAAAATAGATAACTATAAAATAGATAACTATAAAATAGATAACTATGCAATATT